TTCATTTCTAAATTCATGATTTTACCTAATTTGTTATTTGAACACTGTTCAGTGCAAATCCTGTAGACATACTTTCAGCAGCCATTGTGGTGGATAGATAACCAACGGTTTTAGTGACCTGAACCCCATCCAGTGCAAAGCCTGTTTTGAGATTTTCCACTTCTGCTGTCATCGATAAATACGAAACCTGCTTGGTAATCTGAATACCATCCAGAGCAAAACCAGTTTTAAGATTTTCAATTTCTGCTGTAGTGGTATTTTGAGGTGTACGGAATGTCACAGAATCAATTGCAAATGATGTGCTGATATTTTCAGTTTCAGCAGTAATCGGCTCTTTTAACACACCATCATTCAGCGTAAACCCTGTGGACATGCTTTCTAAGTGATATAAAGGATAGGTTTTAGACGTTAGATAACGAGCAGGCGTATTCAAAACACTGATATTTATGATTTGCATGGTCACTCCAAGTCATAAATTTGAAATCTTCCAATGAGTGACACGGCAATTTCTTTTACCGAAAAATGAAACTCCGTAATTTTTAGACTAATAACATCACCGCGCTGAAACTCAACGAGGTCAGCACCAAAATCAAACTGATAATCGCCACTGGAGAAAAGAATTTCCCCAAAAAGGATACCGTTCTTAAAAATTCCAACTCTCACCGCAGCAGTGGCATTTGATGAAGCAATATGCGCATCACTCTTTGAAATTGAGAATTCTCTTGGAATAACATAAAGTCCAAAAACAATTTCAGGCTCAGCAAATGAAGTTGATGCAGTGATTTGAACTTTTAGTCCTGCGCGCTTTATGACTTCAACCGCTTCAACAGCTTCGCGCGATACCATCGGCATGGATTTATACGGCCCGCCATATCGAGATTGAACAATTTTATCTTCATTCGCCCCCTCACCCAGCGCTTTAGCATCTGTGCTTGCATTAATCAGTTCCTGCTTTGTAATTGGCTTATCTACCATTGCCGAAACTCCATAAAAAAAGCACCCGATTGGGTGCCTACAGTTAAATTTGAATTAAAAAAATTCGTGGTCTTTTTCGTAGTAACGCGGCGAATAATTCACACATGTTAGCGAATTAGTCATTTTGCCCTGTGGTTTCAGCTCGGTCATCATAAATGCGCTATTTGCTTCATCTTCTGCACGCATAACAATATAAGTTGTTTTTAAATAGCGGTCTTTATCAACAACAATGGGTTGCACTGGCACACGCTGTAGAATGACTTCATTCGTCATAATGCCTGGCGAAATTTGAATTGAATCAACAGATCCATTCGGCATCTGCAGATAAATGAAATAAATCTCACCATCCTTAAATTCCACATTTTGAGATAGCGTCAGAATCTGGCCATCCACAGCCTTAACTTCACCGTCCTGCGTATCAGTCCTAGTCTGGTTTGCGACTAAAATCTTGTCATTCCTGCGCAAAATCTCAGATTCATCCAGTGCATCAAACTGGCAGCTGATGTGCTGATGCTTGATCTTGTTCCATTCACGCCACGCCCGTGTTTTCGCCTGTGCATCATTGCGGATGCCGCTAGACTTAATTTCTTTCAAGTTTTTTGGTGCTACTGAATCAGATGCAATGTATTTGATCCGGGCATCATCGACTGGCGAAGTGTACTCAAGCTCAATGCCATCATATGCATTTTTTACTCCAAGCGAGAATGAACGCTTTTCACTTTTCGGCACTTTATTGCGGTGATTAAAAAGTAAAACCGCATTTTCTTGCGGCTTCTCAAAGTTAATCTGCAGTTTGCTGCCGAAGCGATGGGCTTCACAAAACATTGCGCTGGCCAGCATACCAGCCGTTTCTTCAAAGCTCAGATTTGAATCATCCAGTGTTCCTGAAAACTCAGTCGCCGCAGCACTCCCAAAGTATGAAATTACTGAAGCTTCAGCACTTAGAATCTGCTGAATAGCAATTTCGTATTCACTCCGACGCCCGATGAAGTCATCCAGCGCACAATGAATCATTGCTTGTGCGGCTGATTTGGTCACAGTCAATGCACCAGTACCATTAAGCTTAAGCATGCGCGATACCAAGAAGTTTTGCTTACGCTCTTTCAATGATAATGCTCCATCAGTACCCAGCGTTTTGCTACGTACCACTGTTACACCTGGATAAATCAGTTTTGAGCTTTTTTGAACCGCATAGACATCTTTGATTTTACAAAGGTCCTGTGTTTTATCATTCTTGGTTGGCGTTGTTCGTGCAACGCGAAAACGTACACGCCCAACATCATCTAAATCAATCTTTTTAGTTCGGCCAAAAGGTGACTTATTACTTGCACTCATCGGCACATATTCAGTATATGTTGGCCCGTATGGTGTATTGTCTACATCAAGGTATTGATATTCGATTACCACCGTCATGGTGTCTACCCAAACGCCCCCTTTCGAGTCTTGATAAAATAATCCATTCTGAAAAAAGAAGTTAAAAACCAGCTGTTCAGTACCATCAATCGCAATGTTGAACCACCCCACCCAACGCTCAGAAATGCGGTCTAGGCGTATTTGCAACGGCTGCGCAGCAGTACTGTTATTCGGCTGCAAAATCAGCTTATCCCAATCATCATTGACCAGATTAGGATTATTTAAAGTGACCGTATTTGCGGACACTGCACTCACAATATATGTGCCATTCAGATTCATCGCGCTAGAATTTTTATTCAGAATAAGTCCAGTATTCACTGTGTAATCTTCTGATATATACGCCCAGTTCGGATTAGTCTGTGACGCACTGGAAAGCTTAATTTCATATTTAAACCCGCCCGCAACCACTGTTTTAGTCACGTCCGATACATTGTATTGTCCTGATAAATCCCGATAATTAGTCACATAGGTCGGTTCAGTTTCAGGTGGTGTTGGCAGAACCTCCGAGACGACAGGAATCAGCGCTGCAGTCACCTGAACACCCTTAAATGCCTCTACAGCTTCAATATCAGTTGCAGACGTTACAACAAGTACTCGTGTGCTTTTGAAAGTCACTGCACCGGATAAATTCACATCATTAACTACAAATTCAGCGCCATAAACCCCAATACTGTCATTGACCAAAAACATCGATGCAAGGTTATACGCAGGATTGCTGGTTTTGATTAAATTTGGGTATTCAAAATAAATGCTGTCCGATTCAAGTTTCTGATCATTCGGCATATTTAATGTCTGGCCATTAATTGATTTCGACTTAAACGCCAGTGTTGGCGGCTCAGTAAAATTTTCACCAATTTTGAATTTTGGCACTCCAATAATGCTCATACCAGGATCAAAAACTGAAACACTCGCGCCCTGAATATCCTGCACTAGTGTCAAATCATCACGGCAGTCATGGATCTGATAATAGCCACGGCCAATGACCATGAGATTTTCTTCAATTTCGCGATCATTTGCATCATAGTAAGTATATGAAGGTGCAATCAAATCTGGAGTAGAACGCCCATTGCCAAAAATATCTGGCACTCGCCCATTCATCCGTGCACGGTTCTGCCGTTCCGCCAAATCATTGTTTGCAGATTGAGCAGCGCTGACTTGCGGCTTTGGCATGGTCATGTAGGTGTACACACTGAAAATCATCGTAATCGCAGCAATAACTAGATATGCAATGGTGATGGGATCGTATGCTGGCCAAACGACAACATAGATATCCCCCTCCAGCGCCTGCAATTGTTGAATCGCCAATTCACTTGCGGGTGTTACATCATTTGAATGCGAAACGGATAAATGATAAATACGGGCATGTTCTGGAAACATTTCAAATTGCGTGGCCAAATAAGCGCAGACATCTTCAACTTCTGCAGAAGTCCATGTGCTTTTATCAAATGGATCTCTGCGGATATGCACACGTTTCATGTATAAAATCTCACTTCTTTAAATGTGGTCATCAACAGATCCAACGGTGCATATTGCGCACCGCGAAATCCCAAATGCAAAATCCGGCCGTCAATAAAAAGCCCGACATGTGTCGGGCTCTTATTGTTTCGGTAAAAAAATGCAATGCAGGGAGATTCTGGCACCCCCATTTGAATGAATGCACCAGTGCCGTTCAAAAAATCATGCATCCGCTCAGTTAAGTTTTCACCCGCAACATGCTGCCAAGCTTCACATGCAAATTCATAGCAGGTGTAATTTGGCTGATAGGTTTTACACAGTAAACTTTCAAAATTCACAGCAAAGCCCTCAGCATGGGGTAATCCTCAATCGAATAAATCAGCCCTGTTTTGACATCATTCAAGCCTTCGGCTTTGGCATCAAACGTGACCATACCGAAACTGTCATTGTTGACACTGATCACTTGCAATGTTTCCAGTACGATCATCGGCATGGTCAAATCATCATCCCGATAAGCACGGTATTTGAATGATGCAGGCTGCGTATAATCTGCAGATTCAACCTCAAGTTTCAATTCATCTTTATAATCCGCAAAAGTGATCTGAACTGTCTGATCTAAATCTGCAGTCACATTTGAGCGATTCAATTCAAAGTGCTCATGTGTGTAGTGATAGTCAGCACCATCTTCATGCTTCACTGTGATGCCGCCACGGATATTACGGACAAAACGAAATACTTTTGAAAAACTGGGGTGGCTGATCTCAATGCAGTCAATGCGGATCAAGCCTCCTTTTGCATTAAGAAAAAACGAAGTGAAATCAGACATTCAAATCCCCCAGTGCATTTGGTAAATCTTCATTGACCAGTTTTTCTAGCGGATTTAAAACATCCAAAATCTGATCATTTCCAAGCATAACAAGTGTGTCATCAAACACATCATCGCGTAGCTTTGCTGCAACCTCTAAAGTAGCTGATACCGTATAAATACGGCCATTTTTAGAATCAAGCCGGAACCCGCCATTTCTAAAAAAACATTCGTACTCATCTAGCACCGCATTATCAATAATAAGTTTCGCTAAAAATGGCTGCGAAGGATTGCGCTGCCAGACATGAAAAAAGGCTACCAAGTATTGATAACCTTTTTTGCTGACAACCCACGTTGAATTGACATAATGCACATTATTTTTAGAATCGACTCTATAGCGGGATGGCCCACCTTCAAGCTCTTGAGCAATTACACTTGTGCCAAAATCCACAGTGTAACCAGACTGCTGAACACAATATGCAAGCCTGTTTAGTTCTGACATATTGCCTCCTATCGTCTTTGCGCTACATTAAAATTCTGCTTCATGGTTTTACTGGTTTGGCTGTTGGGGTTTGATAACTGCCCATCCAAATACTCTCCAGCTACTTTACGGATACGAACATCAAGCTCGCCATTATTCCAAGACACATCAGCAGTTTGACCAGGTAATGTATAAACATTTACATTCGGTGCTTTAGATCCACCGCCATCAGCTAGGTAATTTTTCAAATCACTGTTTGTTCGACTATCAACAACACGCTCACCCTTATCTAAAAGCCAAGTGCCTTCTTGCGGAATATTGTCGATACCGTCGTGGGCCATACCGGCAATAGTTTGACCTGCAATTAATCCGACCGATGCGTAACCCATAGCACGTACCAATGTTGATGCAGGGATACCTATTATTGGCCCAAGCTCCAAGGCTTTAGTGGCTGCAAGTTCTGTACTTATAACCGCTTGACCAATTGCAATAGCTTGCTGCATGAAGAACATTGTTTTATAGGCACCCGACTGTTCCCCCGCGCTATCCTTAACCATTTGAGTCATCGTGCCCCAAACAGTGCCGGCCTGAGAAAGAAGCATGCCGTAAACCTCTAGCTTATCCTCATAATTCTGGACCTCTAAATCTTTGACTTTCTGATGATAATCAACATCAATTGCAGCCATGCCATTACGATATTCTCTATGCGCTTCAAGTAGTGCCTCATATCGGTCTTCATCTGTTGAATACAAATCACTTGTCATGATGTCTTGTTCAACACCTACACGCTGATTCTTTAGATTGGCTCTGGAATTTGAGCGATCATTTTCTAGTGACCATCGAGCATACTCACCTGCTGGCATAGTGGCTTGTGCGAAAATATCATCAGCACCGTAAGACAGCCCTTGAATTGACTCTTGCATAGCTTGTTGCATTTCTAATGCGTGCCAGCGAGTTTTGCGGAGCTCTAACGCATATTGCTCATCAAGAAATTTAAGTTTTGCATCCTTAACAATACCGCTATACCTAATATCATTTTCAGCAATTTCTCGATCTTGCTGATAAGCATATTCAAGCTTTTTTTCTTCCGTCCACTTATACTGGTTTAACTCGAGATTAAGCGATTTAAAGTAATCTGCTCGCTCTCCTTCAAATCTCTTTTTTGCCAAATCAGTAAATTTTGTTTGATCGGCAGATGTAAATCTAGCTCCAAGAATACGTTGCAATTCCTCATTCTCGTTAGAATTAATACCTTCAAAATCTGTAGAGTACGCTTTAGATATTTGTTCACGATCACGTTTCTGCTGTTCTAGTAAACGCTCCCGCTCTCGGAGTTCTTTATTTACTCCTGAAGCTGCCTTAGCTGCCTCATTCTGTTTTTTAATCCACTCGTCAGAACCACTAATTACACCTGCCTGACTACTTTGAATTTTAGCCATTGCTGATACAGACTGATTAACAGCATCGTTGTAAATTCTACTAATAGCGGTACCACCATCAGCAGCAACTTTTGCATTGTCCTGTGCTGCCATAGACACACCACTATTGGGTGCTTTAGCGATAGTCGCGCCATAAATCAGCGATTTACCAAGTTTCACACCTGCTAACTTATCCGCCCAACTACCACCCTGAGCCGCCAAATCAACATTCTTTTTAGCAGTTATTGCATCAAGGGATA